GTCAACGATTCGCTGGGCACCCCCTATACCATCAATTGGCAGGGTGGGGCCCAGAATCCTCGTGGAACCAAGTTCCACGCTCGAGCAAAGACTCGAGGATTACTTCTGCGAAAACAGAAGTGTAGCCGACGTATTTGAACGTCGAGTACCGCCTCTCTTCTTAGAGAGGTATCTTGGTGCGCGCAGCGCACCAACGTTCCTGTCGGATTTGTGTCCGAGAGATCAGCAGCAAGTGCTGCTGAGAAACCTTTACTTTAAGGTTTCTGAAGTCTTCAAGAGGAGACTTAGGCAACGGTTAGATAACCGTGGCCTCAACCAGGTTCGATCCTGGTTCCACACAGCTAACGCAGCTGTGTTGGCGTACTATTGTACGTCCGACTCACCTGATGATAGACAGGTGGATCGTCTAACGCGTTGGGCGTTAGAGAACTGCGCTAATAATTATGCGCAGTTCCAGTCAGACTTTAAAAGTCTGAAGAAGGGCATGCGCAAGTCGTTTGCCCTCACTGGTAGGATTGACTCCTACCAGTGTAAGGCACATATGGTGCCTTACTACGACCTCTTCAAACAAAAGAAGGGGTTCACCTCCCCAGCAGAGCTGGGTCGGTATGTCCTGACCTGGTGTCAAACCAGGGCCACGGGCATGGCGGACCAAGTCATGGTTCGCAAGTCTCTTGAAAAATTCAAGCAGACGGTTCAGGAACCCTCCGAGAGGGTCTTAATACCTGAGCCTTACCTCCTGGACGCTACCAGGATGGCAGTGAACACCATGGGTGTCCACGCGGTCATATCTGTTGGTACGACCGCCTGCCTCGAGAGCACTCGAGGCAGAGGAGGAAAGACATCTTTCCTTCAGCACACGCTTGCTAAAAAGCGTGTGCTGCGTTTCCAGTACAACATGGAAACGCTCGAGCCTACGGCTATAGAGCCGCGACCGGTGAGGACACCTCAAGATGTCCTCAGTTGGGCCGTTCAATCGGCCCTTCACCATCCCACGTATGTGAGATGCGTCCGAGTGCACTCTGTAGTGGAGCCCTCGAAGGCGCGTACGATAACAGTCGCGCCTTACGCCTATCAAGTAATAATGGGCGTCCTGGCACACATGTACCAGGCGACTTTACAGCATAAGCATGTAAAGTCAGGACTTAAAGCCGATCGCCACCTCTGGCGCTTCGTGCAAAAAGTCCTCAATCCGCAATCTGCGGAATGGCAGCACCTACCAGAAGGTGCTACGATCTATGCGCTGAGCACAGATCTTTCTGAAGCAACTGACTTCGGAAATCTGACGGTAAGCCGTCAGATATGGCAATTTTTAATAAAATTGTCATCGGTCCATGATGGTTTCCCAACTGGACTGGCTGTACTGGGAAAGACCCTGTACAACGGAGCACGATTCTTTTTCGTGCCCGACCAAGCTGGAAATTACCAGCTTGTATCCAGACAAAGAGGCTGGATGATGGGAGATATGATGACAAAAGTCATCCTTACCATCGCTCATGACGCTATATGCCGCATGAGCCGCCTACAAGTATATAGTCTTGTAGGCGATGATGAGATAGCGCTTAGCGCCTCAACTCATCAATTGGAAATGAACATTTCCAATCTCCAGACAATATTCAAAGTGTCTGAAGAAGACACGTACATATCGTGTCACCTCGCATTCTACTGTGAGGAGGGGACGCTTGTGCCACAAAGGGCATCGTCCTCTAACCACGTCCAGATGAGACGTGGTGAGGAGCTATCGTACTTGGATTATCCAAGATTCAGGCTCCTGCTACCTCAAATTTCTGAGGTAGACGCCTACTCCATGAGCAACT